TTATTGGTCGTAATCAGCGTTAAAGTGTCCGTTAATCTCTACTCTCAGATATTTCAATACAGGTAGCGCATAGTAGTAATTAGTAGTGTCGGCAGCTAACGTTACAAACTCCTGATCTGCGTTTGTAACAGCCCAACCATCGTAATAAGCTATCTTGTCATTAGTTACTTCGCTAAAAAGTACTGGCAAATCTATGTTAGCACCGATTTTGTGAAACAACATCATACAATTACCAAACATCGGGCACGAGAACTTAGGAAACGTGGTTGATGGTGTTGTTTCATCATCGTAAGGTATAATCTCAATGCTTTCGAGCGGTGTAGTTAGTACCTTTTTAACCACCGTACCTGAATCGCTATTTAATAGCGTAAAAGCTAATGGCGTTGTACCTGTTTTAAAGAAATAGTCAGGTAAATACTGATTTCCGTTATATATTGCCGATTCGTAAATAGTTCTTGTCAGGTTATGAACCTTATAGATAGTGTTAGCTTCTAGCGCATCAGCAGGCGTTAAGCCTGTGGCATCCATTAAGTTTTGAAACTTTCCGAAGTAATAACCGAATGGGCTTCCATCGGTCGATAACGACTGAATGCCATTGAATTTTATTCCGTTTGGAATAACTATTGTACTTGTGCTTTTAACTCTATTCCAGATTTGAGATTGACCAGTTGCGAATGATAGAACATCAGCCGTATTCAGCAATAAAGTACCTGCAACGCCTTCACTTCCATCCGTTAGTACATTTACAGGAGAGGTGAGCGTATTGCCTACAGAGCTAATAGCGGAAGCGGGCTTGAAGCAACCAACATAACTGCCTGTATCACTCGCATACAGAGCTTCGTTTAGCGAATCTGTATTAAGCGAATAATCCAATACATTGCCACTGCCATCGTAACGGTTGAAAATATTAGCAGATGTACCACCATTTCGTTCTTCTTTGATTATACGGCAGGTTTCATTACCAAATGAATCTTTTAGGAATAATAAATCTACATTCGCTTGGCTCATTCCAGTAGCTAAATATGCGACACGTAATAGTTGTACATTAGCCTTTGAATCATTAGTCCAAGAAGGTTGATCTAATACTGCTCCGTTTAATTTGAAAATACAAGTAGATAATAGCACACAATACGATATATTAGGAATTTTATTAGTCAATACTCTTAATTCCTGTCTAATTATTGAATTTTTTACTCCATAAGTATAGTCGATATTAAGGACGGTCAGTATATTTGTTGTTACATTATTTGCTGTATCATCCCCGCCAGCCGACCATGTATTAAACGCTAAAAAACCTACTAATGACCTAATTACACCGATAATATCATATTGATAGCTAGTATTATTGACCGTACAACCGTAAATGAAAGGTCTATTATCCGGGATTTTATCAATGGTTAATTTATATATTTTACCAAGAGCTGTAGTGTAATTGGATGTAATTACATTCTGATTAACGTCGTCTCCTATCAACGGCTTATATTGGTCTAAATTCACGAACTCATTAATAACCCCTCTAAACACAATATAACTTACACCGCTTTTCTGATTAGCTTTATACACAGACCGGAACGGAAACTCCCGAGTACCATCACCAGTTAAATCATCACCTATGTACGTGTGTACGAATGCCGTGTTAGAATTAGTCAAGGCGGTAGCACTATCCGTGCCGTCGGGATTGGGCAAAAAGCGGGTTTTGAAATAATTTGGCATGGTTAAGCGTTTTTAATAGTCAATTGAAAATCACGGCAAGCCCAATTAGATTGATCTTGGTAAATATAAAGCGGGTAAATAGTGATTGAAAACGAATCAACAGTCACCGTATAACTTTTTGGGCGTTTATATTCGTCCAAAAAATCAGGTTTCAACGTATCGTTAATAAGCGTGTTTACATTCTCATTGTACCACGATTGAAATTCTTTAGTTTGCTCAGAGAGGTTCTTGCTTTCGTCAAAATCTATGTTGTCAGCTATTTTCATAATCTAAAATATTATTATTGCGTTAGCGTTATTTTGTCCGGCTACAATTGTAAGGTCATTAATTACCATCTGAGTTCCTGCGGGAAGTGTTACACCTATAAGCGTTGTTTGGTTGTAAGTAGTTGCACCAATAGTTACTGATATCCCCGAACAGTTGGTCATTAACTGTACGCTTGTAACGGTTATGTTATTTATCCATTTGAACCCGACAGGTAGAGCCAGTGCGTTTGCATCCGGCTTGAAAATAGATAGGTTTACGGGGACGGAAGTGCCGTCGTTACCGTTTGTACCGGCAGCTTTAATTGTCGTATCAGTTGCACCAATAAACCAGTTACCATTACCGCCAATATGAGGGCTTACACCGTCATTGCCGTTAGTTCCGGCGGCTTTAATTGTTGTATCAGTATCACCAATATACCAGTTACCATTTCCACCAATATGAGGGCTTATACCATCATCACCATTTGTACCGACAGCTTTCACAGTAGTATCAGTTGCACCAATAAACCAATTGCCATTTTCGCCAATATGAGGTGTTACACCATCATCACCATTAGTTCCGGCAGCTTTAATTGTCGTATCAGTATCACCAATAAACCAGTTACCATTTTCGCCAATATGAGGAGTTACGCCATCAACTGGAGTTGGCAGTGCCTCAATAGCGTCTAAAATCGCAGCAGCAGCATCACCAACGCGTATTGCTGTGTTAGCATTCTTGGTCTGCTCATTACGGATAACTAGCCACAAATCTCGGGCAATGCTTATTAAACTCATAGTTCTATCATTTTATGGTAACGGACAAGCCGTTGTGTTATAAACTCTGGAACTGGTAGACGACACTGTTAGCCCGGGATATTGACTTTGATAATTAGCCTGCACATAGGCAGCATACGCAGCAACGCGGGTATTGTAATCTGCCGTTGACATTTGTGCTATCTGAGTAGCATCTACAGTGGCAAATGGCACACCATTCTGCGTGAATGCCGACATAAGTGGTAGCACGTTGGTTGATTGTAATTCACCATCATTATATACCTTTATTGTCAGCGTTGTAGCTCGCTGATAGCCATTGTTTTTATATGCCATAATTATGTAAATGTGTCATAAATATATGTGTCATCGAATGCCGGATTAGAAGCGATTGTCATAACTGAACTAACATTATTTTTATCAATTATATTGGACGTATTGCTTCCTAAAGGTATAGTTACAGTTTCAATAGATGTAAGACCACCATTGTAAGTAACTTGAATATCAACGGATATCTCAGTTGTTACAACGAATTCAGAAACTACGAATATATGAATACCCATATCCCTATCGGCTGTAAGCATATTGATTATCTTATCGGCTGATATAAGCTCACAAACCGCATCAGTCCACAAAACCTCATACGTCAAAGCCGATTGACCAATTGAATAGCGTTTTCCCGATGCTTTGTATTTCTCTACTAAAGCAATAAGCCGGTAATTATCGACCTCCACACCTGACGGAACGTTGACAATAAAGTCAACAGTAACGCCATCGCCATCGGTAATATATATCGTGCGAATAAAACTATTCAGCAGCCGGTAATTGAGTATGGTTTCCATATACATTACCTGAGCCGTCATAGCAGCTTGTAACCGTATGTCTATTTGCCAAAGTTGAAAATCGGTGTACAGCGAGGTGAGTGGTGAGGCAATAGCCTCAACCAGTTCCGTTAGCCCGGCACGCATAAACGTGGGCAAAAGCAGCTTTATAAGTTTTGGGAAATCTATATTCATAGCGTCTGAGGTTGATAAGTTGGAGTAATATCGCCCAATGAAAACCAACCGTTGGTACTTTCATACGTTCCCCAGTTCTCAGCCTGAATATCATCGTTTATTTTTATCTGGGTAATTTTGGCATCCACCACACCTTCGGCACTTTGAATGTCATCAATAAGTTTAGTTACATTCAGTTTACCGCCAAAATTGGTATCGTTTAAATTCTTGATGAAATTGGCAATAGCCACATTTACCGGATAAATATTATTGGCCAACGATAATCCCGCACTGGTAAGCAGTAGCGGATTGTAATTGATGGTGATTGATAAATCAACCACATCGCCCGTACCGGTCACTATTTTAGTGAGAACGCCGGAATACTTTTGGCGGAAAACATACGCCTCCAAAAGCGTTTTATCATTGTTAGTCAAGGCTTCGATTACACCGTTATTTTCAGTGGCAACGTAAAGAAAAACCTTATAAACACTATCAACCGTATCAACCTTCTGACGAACGGCCACACGCTTAATTATTTGCTTTGTGGCATCTATAACGGCATAACTCCATTTAAATGTAGTTGGGTTAAGCACCAAGTCATCACCTCGCTGAAAGGCCATAACAACCGAATGCCACCACGGATCGTTTGCAATATAACCGGCATCTACTGTTGATTTAATTTCAATGCGAAATGCATCTAAAATAAGTTCAAAAGTGTATACACAGAAGGCATAAGCATAGAAAAACAAATTAGACCCGGCAACCTTGGAAAACAAAGCATCATAACCTAATGCTACCTGTTCAGTGGTGAATCCGTATAGTGCCTGAATGGTCGAAAATCCAATATAATAGTTACCGATACCGGCTTTAATCTCACTAATTGTACGTGCCATAGTTATTCAAATGAGTAATTGAAAACGTAATTAAAAATGCCTGATTCTGAAAGTTCAACTAATCCCGTTGCAGGGTGTAAATTGTTGTATGAATAGTATATAGATACTTTCTTATCGATTACTAATGTCCGCTGAAGCAAAGTACCAGGAACTAAGTTATCGGTAACTGAATAACCATTTAATAAAGCCAATACAAAAGCAGCTTCAACACTTCCAAACTCCTGAATTGCAATATCGAAAAACGTTTGATTATCTAAAACCTTTATTAGATTGCTTTCAATAGTCCTAACCTCGCGGTAAACAGTATCTATTACATTGCTAACCTGAATGGCTGAATCTATCAACGTAGCCGGAATAATAGCATAATTTTTATAGTACGCTATAACATCAGCATTCACCACATCCGGAAATAGCAACTCAGTTCCTGGTATTGGGTCATCTGTTATGCTCAACTCATTCAGTACTGCAATAGCCATAGCTGCATCGGCTGAACCGCAGTATTGTATGGCTATATCAATTAGCGATTGACCTTCACTTACTTTCATAACTAGCATCAATAATAAGTTTACCATTTATATCAAAACTACAATTACGAACTACCTGACCATCTTCACAAAGATTTTCACGAATTTCGCGAAGTAAGTCCGAAGGATTATCATCGTCCAGGAATGAAGCAATACCAACCCCCAATTTTGGAGATTCTTTTATTTCCCCTTTTTCAGCTAAAAGTATTACTTGTTGATTCTGACGAGTAACATCACCAATCATAAAATCAGATATGACTAGACCACTATCAAAAACTACAGTAATTGCAGGTTTGAAACTGTCATCTAATAGTATATCTTTATTTTTCATCAGTGTTTAATTTTTGTATTCTCAATTTCTGAAAAATCACCTAATTGTTTACCTGTAATTGCTCCTTTCAATGCCGTTTGCAATGCACTGGGTGAACCGCTACCAGGTTCGGGTATTGGAGTTCCCGAAAGAACTGTTACAATTGCCTGAAGCAATTCATTATTCTTGTTTAGCTCCTGGACTAATTTTGGTGTAATAGTCATTCCACCATTCTCACCACCATCAAACACAATACTTTCAACCTCAGAGAACATCTCCACAAACAGCTCATCACTATCACCAATACGACTAACTATTACTGAAGAACCGGAAACGGGTGTTATTACTAATCCTTTTTTTGCATCGTCACCAGTTCCAATAGCAGCACGTTTACGGACATCAGGGTAAAGAGTACCGGACAAATCTTTTACATCGATGTAATCCTTATCAGGGTAATTATTATCGACTAATGCCAGGAATGTTTTTGTATTTCCGTTTCCAAGCATTTGAAGCTTTTTCAATATTTCTTGTTCCTTTGTCATAATAGTTTGACCGATATTTCAACAACCCTTCTACCACCACCCTTATCAGCATCTACCGTAGTTTTTGTTATGTAATAAATTCCACCACGTTCATCATACTTCGGGTCAGTCATATTTGCTTTCATTCCTGGTTGAGCAAAAGGTTGTAAAAATGTTTTTATCTTTCCTTCGTAACCGGAATATTTGTACTTCTTTATTTCTTCAGTTGCTAGTTTTTTGAGTTCAGCAGTACTCGAAACATCATAGAAAAATAATGTTCGTAGACTCCCTTCTTTATCTCCTACTTCAGCTTCAACTTTTGTATTGTCCGGCTTAATCCAAACAGCCTTTATTTTAAGGCTTACATCGTCAGCATTACGATACTTCAGGTCATCGGCATTGATGGTATTATAGCCCAACTTATATTTTACAGTTCCCCTGTCAATCACATAAGCCAAACCGGAATAAAGAGTTTTACCCATGAAAAATACGGTTACACCATATTTCTCTTTAATGAGTTGCAAGGCTTCCAACTTTGTCATGTTAGCCGGTATAATAAACTTCGTGAAGCTTATATCCGGAATATGGTCACTCAATACGATATCCGTTCCACTGATCAGGTACTGAAGTACCGTTTTCATGGTTGTCGACTTCCATGTTTTGGTTTCGCAAGGCCTTCGCAATTGGAATTCGTAACCTTCGCATTCAATCTCAAGCGGTGTTTTATAGTTCAACCGGTAAATAAAACCTTCAAACTCCAACCGCATATCATTGTTATACCCCAACCATACACTTATTTTATCACCACGAGCAAACTGTGAGGCTGTCTGAACACTTTCACCAACCCTTTTATCTTTATATTCTAATCTGGCTGAAATCGGTATCTGAATTTTACATGACTGATTTATTTTGAAAATGTCTAATTCAATGTGAACTGAGTGAAAAGCATCGAATGAAAGCTTTTTACCATCCGATTTACGCACTATTTCAATATGTCCACGAAGCTTAACGTACATTATTCAATTATCAGTTTAAATTCAATATCACTCACTAGATCACACTCGAATGCCTGTACATTTTTCATCCCTTTTATTTCAGGAAATTTCAGGTTTTTAATAACTACCTTTTCATTATCTTCAAATAGTAGCGATGTCCTGGCATTTTCAATTCCATGTGATTCACTTAACTTGTAAAGTGCTTTCAGGTCTGCAACTTGCTGATCAGGATAATCCATATCCGGTGAAACTATAATACCTTTCACAGCCAAATCCCAATCATCCATTGATATTTCTTCCTTTACAGAACCATGCTGATTGACCAATACAGTTTCAACAATCGTTTTTTTACTTACAATGGACGAAACTGTATTCTGAAGCAGAAACTTTGAGCCGTCAGCACGAATCAACCAAATAGGCAAAAACACCTCATTGCCATTGTTATTCAATCCGTAAAAAGGCGAACCTTTTATATTGTATTCCCGGCGTTCCGAAGGTGTTGCGAAGGAATAATCCGAAGTATCCGAAGTACTTCTAAACAACTCTTTTTCTACGGCATTTTGTAAACCGAATAAAAGTGGAGGGGCTGAATAACCCCAAACACTTTTAAATATTTGAGCTAAATCAAATTCTTTGAAATTATATTTATCATTCATGCGCTAATCTGTTTCCACTATTCAATACCTGTGACATACATTCCATTACAATGTCTTTAATCTTACCAACGCCTTCAGTCACATTAGTGGCCTGTACGGTAATGCTGCCAACCATTTCTTTATTCAAAATAATATTGATATTCGTAGGCTTACTTCCACCACCGGCAATACTTTTTATTTTATCATCCGGGTTTACAGTTCCATTTCCACCACCACCTAATCCACTTGTCAATGAATTTGCATCAACACCACTCTTTTTGTCAGCTTCACTTTTAGCAAAGCTCTTAAGCCCTTTGTTGTATCCTTTAGCCCATGTTTCACCGGCTTTTGAACCGTTGTCGATAGCTGCTTTGACAATACCGCCACCGGCAAAACTATTTACATAGCCAGAACCAACTTGTTTTGCTCCATCTTTGATTTTACTCCAGTCCCGGTGAAAAATACCATCAATGATTTTACCAAGCCCAAGGAACATATCAACCAGTCCTTTTACTGTATTCATTACAGCATCTTTCAGAAAGTTGACGAATAATTTAAACGTGTCCCAAAGTCCGAAAACAATACCTCTGAACCATGAAAACTTATTCCAGGCAACAACTATCATCGCGATTAAAGCAGCTATAGCAATCACAACTAATCCCACTGGATTAAGAGCCATGGTACCATTTAGAATAGCCTGGGCAATTGTCCAAAGCTTAATTCCCCATGTTATCAGTTTAAAGGCTGCATAAGCTCCTAAAGCAACTGCTGTAAGTTGTAATAACATGTCAGCATTTTGAGCTATCCAGTCAACCATTGGCATCAGGAAGTTCATCAGGCTATTGGCATACGGCAAAAGCTTCAATCCAATTTCAGCCCCGGTTTGCTTTAGCGTTCCTACCATTGTAGAGAACTTACCGGAAGTTGTTTGGCTCATTTTATCCATCATTCCAAAGAAAAGACCGCCCTTGCTGGTTGCATGTTCAAAAGCCTTTTCAATCAAAGCCGATGACAATTTGCCTTTTTCCATTTCAGACCGTAAGGTTCCCATGCTTTTCCCGGTCATCTTTACGAGTTCCTGGAGTGGATTGAATCCGGCATTGACCATCTGCAATAAATCCTGGCCTTGTAGTTTTCCGGCACTGGACATTTGAGCATAAGCCAATGTCAAAGACTGCATTTTATTGGTATCTCCCATACCAATATCACCAAGCATCTTCAGGGTTGGCAAAATCTTTTCTGCTGAAGTACCAAACGAAAGCAATAACTTAGCCTGATCAATCAACGGCTTGTTTTCATAGGGCGTATCATTAGCAAACTTATTCAGGCCGGCTAACATAATTCGGGATTTTTGGACACTGCCAAGAAGTACATCAAAACTGATTTTGGATTGTTCCAAATCAGCCCCCATCTTCACGATAGCTTTTACTCCTTGAAACAGAGCCATAGCTCCAACAATACTTCTGATACTACTAGCTAAGCTATTTGTCTCCGAATTCGCATTTCTAATACCTGAGATATAATTACCCCACATACCAACTTTAGGTATGGGTATTGTTGGTATATTAGAAAGCTTATTTAGTCGTGATAATTCATTTTGAACCCTTTTTATAGAATCACCATATTTAGCAATATATTTTTCATCGAACGCTTTCGATTGTCTATCCTTTAGATATTCAAGAGTTTTTGTTAATCGTTCAATGCTTACTTTTGATTCTTTGGCATATTTATTAGTCGCAGTATTGACATTATCTACACCTTTACGAACATTATCAGCTGCGTTAGAAGCATTCTTCAAAACACCGCTCAATAAGTCTCTCGCTCGTAATATGTATTCAACACCTGGTCCCATTATTGCTTATTTGATTCAGCTTCTATTTTTCGTACAATGTGAAGTTGAGCAACCTTCAGCGCCCATTGTTCATCCGTAAGGTGCGAGACATCATAGCCTAGGTAATATTCTAATTGGGTCGACATTAAGCCGACCCAATCATTCTCACCCCACTGTTCAGCCTCGCTTAAAAGTTTTTTAGCTCAGTCTCCTTGAACTCTATCAATTCACCCGCTTTTACACAGGCATTGAACCAAAGCGTTTCATCCTTTTTAATTTCTTCACTACCACCAATCCAGCAATTATTCAATACAGCTTCACCGGTTTTCATCAGTTTACCCATATTCATCTCTATATCGCTTCCTTCATTTTCGCCTTTCGACATTTTGAACGACATTTGACTAAGGGCGTAACTGGTAGTATTCCGGTCAATTTTACGAACATAAGCAATATGTCCATCTACAATTACACCGGTAACTTTGCCGTATTTGGCTTTCCACTCTGCAATTTGTTCAGGCGTTACTTCGCCCACAAGGGTTGTTTCTTTTTTCATGATTATGCTGCAAATGTTGTGTTTAATTTTATTTTCTTTACGAAAGTTCCCACTGTAATTTCCATGAATTTCGCCCCTTGCTCCATGGCTTTTTCAATATCCATAATTTGAACTCCTTCACAAACATCAGTGATTATCCTTCCGGTAGTACTATGTATTGGAATATACGAGTGAACAATTGTGAAAGGTGGTAATTTGAATGGGTCACCACCGGCTGAAGCTATGATAGCCTCCAGTTCATTTTGAAGTAACTTAAGCTCATTGCTGTACTTCTTATTGCCATAACCTACATCAACAGGCTCATCGCCTTCAGCGTAGATAGCTTCTATTTCTCGCTCAGCTTTATACTTAAAACCACGAATCCCGGTTACAAACCGACCGCCCATAAAACAGCGGTATTCTGACCAACTATATGCCATATTATTAATTTATTATTGGTTTACAAAACTCAATACCACTTCAATCGGGTTCAAATAACCTTTAGGAGTGATGTTCAGATACATCTTTTGAGCAGCACCGGAAAGAATATCAACCGTAGTATCAATTTGCGCGCTGAATTTGGATATTTCACCGGCCATTGAACCGTTCACCTGTGTTTCAATCTTTTGCTTCAGGTAAGCAGCTACAGCAGCGTTAAGCGTACCATCGTCGTTTACTTCCACATCATCGTCCAGCTCTTCAACGTAGGTATTATAAGCTATTTTCAACGCTTTGTCTATAGTTCGTATCCTGGCAATAGTATTCAGGTCATCCGTTAGCGAAGTGGCTGTGAAGTCACCATTAAAGAAGTAGCCTGATTTATTTGGGAACTGGCGCAAAACGATATAACCTTTATCGCTGATTGTGGCTAAATCTTCACGTTCTTTTACAGCTACACCATCACTTAAGTAAGCAGTTGAAATAGGCAAAGCACCATTCTTTATCCGCGAAATTTTGCGCTGAACCGGTATGGAAGCAATAGAACCTAATACCAACCCAATGGAAGCAGAACCATCACTGAGAGTCGAAAATAAACCAACTGAAGTACGGTAATTAGTTTGAGTGTGTAAATCAAGCAATGAAGCTGAATCGGTCATTTTTCGACCTTCAATAACCAACACGAATGGCATAATTTTGCCCAGGTACTCCATGGCCAACAATTGACCTTTTGTCCTGGCTGTTGATACCTCAGTATCCAAACCGTCTAGAGTAGTTCCAGCATCAGAACCGACTGCAATCCCCAAAGCCATGACTTCACCATTAGCTCTATTCAGCAGAATTTTTGCCGGACAAACAGTCAAATCTTTATCTACAGTGGCAGATAGCTTTGTAGTAGTAGCAACTATGATAATCCAAAGCTTTGCACCTACAGGAGCAACTGAATAAAACTCAGAAATGTGACGGAACGCAGCCGTATTAGTTCCGGTAATATCAATGCCTAGGGCTTTTGCTCCATCGGTGCTATAAATAGCATAAGGAGTATTTAAAACCAACTTACCGGTAACAGCTACACCGGGTAAAATAAAGCCCACTGTGTTATCGTTTGTTTCGGCTACTAAGCCCAGTCCATTACGGACTAGGCTAATTACTACATTTGGTAATCCTGTCATGGTTTACAGTTTATAATGTTCCGGACTTTTGTCCACTTTCTTTGAGTGATCTAAAGCGTTTTCGGCTTTAGTGAACCAATATCCTTTTACAGGACAACGCCAAATTTCTTTTACATTTTGCGAAGCCATAAGCGTTTCGGCTTGATCTAGAAAATCTGGATCCACAATCGGTGTTTCCACAACTGGGGTCTCTACAATCGGAGTTTCAATAACTGGAGTCTCAACAATCGGTGTTTCAATAACCGGAGTTTCCACAATCGGTGTTTCAATAACTGGAGTCCCAACAATTGGAGTTTCCACGATAGGTTTTACATTCTTTGCCATACTATTTATTTATATTAAAGCGTTTTAGAATTCGATATATAATGAATGATAAAAGTCCAATAAGCCCAACAATAGCAACATATACCCAACCAGGTGTTTTTGATTCAATAGATTGCTTTGATGCTGTTTTAGTAGCTGTTTGTGCCTTACCTTTATTTTTAAGCGATGCATTGGCTTTAATCTTCGATTTATCTTCATTAATAGCCTTAGTAGTTGCATCACTTTTTGAGCCTGCATTTGCAGTTAGGTTCTTATTCTCACCACGTTTGATATTTCGTTTAGTGGTAGTAGTTTCAGTTGGATATTGCTTACCAGTACTATCCGGTGGAGACAATTTTGTGTTAGTAGTTGTTTCTTCAACCACTTCGGAAGTAGTTCCTTTGTCGGTGGAGACTGAACTTGTCGAAGCATTGATAACTGAGCTTGTCGAAGTTTTTACATCCAATTTTGAATCGGTTGAACTATTGGCCGTTGAGCTTACGTTCGTTGAACCGGTTGATACGGAACTATTAGCTTGTTTCAATGTTTTGCAACCGGAATAAACTAAAACCGACACAAGTACTAAACAAACAAGTATAATACGTTCAACCAATGCTTTATTAAAATTTTTAATTCTCATTTTTCTTTGGTTTAATGGAGTTTATTAAGTTTAGCCATCCACCTGAAATAGCCTCTATAATAGCAGTTTTTTCCTTTCCTTTCAATACCGATACATTCTCTAGTATAGATGTCACATACTCAACTAAAAATCCGGTAAGACACACTATAAATGTAAAATTAAAGAATCCTTCAGCTGCCATATTTATCCAATTAGTTGAGTTTTCAAACTCACGCTGAAATGCATGTATGATATAAAGTATAGCGAGCCAAATGGCTATTTTTATCACACAGCGCGAGAACCTGAATGACTCAAACTTTTTACCTAGCCTTTTTGAAGCCCTTATTCCGGTTACCACTTCAATTACTATTGCAATGAACATAGCAATGGCCAAAGCAGGCGTTACGCCAAATAAATAATTAACCAATCCGGAAAGAACTGAAAGAGTCAGTACAGCACCATGCATCTGGTATTTGTAACTGGGAAATATCGACAACGCAAATTCTTCAAATGAATTCCAGTCATATACTGCCAGGAACTTGATAAAATAATTCTTCATGTAATCCTATTTTTTGAAATATAAATCAGCTTCAGTTTTCCGCCTTTTTACTAATCCTGGTAATACAACACCACCACCTTTGTTCCACTTTGCAAACTCATTCGCAATGGTCGGGTCATTTGGATTAGCCAATACCTTTTTCAAAAGCGTACTATCACCCAATCCTTCAGGAGTTGTATCAATGTCAATATCAGAACCGCAATTATAAGCGAAGTCAACTAATGCATCAAACATGTTTTGTGTCAGTAATACCGACTTTGTAAGCATAGTTACATCCGCTTCAAAGGCGTGTAAATCACACAAAAGCATCTCATCGGCTTTCGCTTGAGTAATTGCAGGATCTTTCATTGATACCCGGACACCGTTTGGATAACGGGTACTACCCCAACCAATGGTAGGGATACCGGCGGGACACAAATACGGTTTCAGTTTGCAACCCTCAAATTGCCTTACTATAAGAATAGTTCTTAGTGATTTCATGACTTGAATTTAAATGTCGTAGCAATATCCGGTTCCGGTTTAGCCACTGTGTTACGTTCAATTACTTTCTGATCATCCACCGCGGTGCTAAAGTCGACCCTGAAAAGGATATACTTTTTGCCATATTGCGGTTTGTATTCGGCTAATCTGTTTAGCGGGGTAAGCTTATCAATGGATAAGCCTTCAAAGGCCTGATAGATATCATCAAATTTGTCCAGGATATCTAAGCTTGTGTTTTCACTGGTGGAAGTACTGAAGGTGTCAGAACCCGAATTGACATATAGGTAAAGACTTACAATACCGTCACCAATTTGAGCGCTTTCGCCCAGGTTACTAAAACGGAAATCTCCAAGTTCGATAAACAAAGCCGGAAGCGGAACGGGATAATTTTGTACCTCATTTTGCATTTGACCCTTTTGCAAATCCACAAATTTGAGATAGTCCAGTTCGGAATTAGCCCGGTCGCGTAAGGCCTTGTATATATCGCTTCTTTTCATTTCGTTTTATTTAAACCACTTCAACTCATCACTGAGTCGAAGTGGCTATCCAACCTATGAAAAAACTAACCCTATTATGCTGATACAGCTTGATAAATCATTGCTGAATACTTTTGAGCATCTTTAGTAAAGTCCGCTTTGAAACGGTGAGCAAAACCAAACTCAGTGGCACGTCCTCCTGTATTCTGACCTTTGTTTAATAAAAACATTTCAAATGAACCACCGGCACGGAATACTTCAGAACTGATAAACATAAATCCAGCAGGAACTACATTGCCTGTAATTACAGCACCTTGTGCTGCTTTAGCAGCACCTGTAATGTCGTAAGCAATCATACTGTTATTAGTAGCCTTATGAATTTTAAAACCGTAGTAATTAACCACATTCGGATTAATAATACCTGTGTTTTGTTGAAAACTAATTTGAGCTTTCAAAATATCGTTATTGGCTAAATCCCACCACATATCCGAAGGCAATACCAAATTACGTCCTAATTCAGGGAAACCTGCATTATCCAAGGCACGGGCAAAGGTCATAATGTCATTCAGCGTAATTGTTTTTAATCCATTACGAGCAGCACCGGTTGTTGGGATAATTATTCTTTTAGCACCGGCAGTTGCAGGAGCAAAAGCATAAGCAGCATCAGCAACTTCTTTAATCAAAATGGCATCACTCGACTTTTTAGTATAGTACTGAACCTTATCGTAAGGCAATGCATGCATATTGATATTACGCATCTTGTAATTTTGTGAGTCGTAATAATCCAATGATACATCGTAGGTAGTTTCAGCAGGTTCTACACTATCAATATCCGTAGTTCGGTTTTTATACACTACAGGTGCAGCACCGGCTTCGGGAAATCGCAATGTTTGACCGTCGACAACAAACGAACTTAAATCCTGGGCTTCATTCAGCCATGTATCTATCTTTACATACTCTTCTTGCAAAGAGCGCATAAATACGATTTGCTGAGTTGACAACACAACCGGCCCGGTAGCAATTACCGTCCCCAAAACTTGAGGAGCATAAGCCGCTCCAAAAATGGTAGCTACGCAAACAAGCAGCAAACCAAATACGCTTAAAATTCTTTTCATCTTTCTTTCTTTGTTTTTATTAAACTAATACCTATTTTAAAATACTTCGCAAACCGTTTCGCAGGCTTCGCAATCGATTTACTCCTCAACAGTGGTACAAATACCCAATCTCTCACTTTCTTTTAAAAAATCGCCCTCTAATTTTTTGTAGCGATCAGGATCTTCTTTTTTCATTGCAGCGAGTCCTACATTGTCTTTTTTGTAATACTCCAGATAAGTCCATTTAGCACGTTCGTCAGTTTCCTTTTCTTTTCCGTCACCCATACCCAATACAAAAGTTTGAAGTCCATCAACTCCTTTAAGCAACTCAAGTGCTTTTTTAGTACCTTCATAATCCAATACAGCACCTGCACGATAGATAGCTTTTTGAGGCTCACCAATAACACCACGATTGAAATGCAATGCTACCAATGCATCTGCTTTCGCTTCAGCAGTTTCAGTATTAGGTGCACCTTCAGGTTTCACACGCGAATCAAGCATTTTACTAACTGTGTCGTAACTGTGCAAGGCCAGTTCTTTCAGGCCTTCAATTTCGCCATCCTGTAACACACCGCGTTCTTTGTGACGTAGCACCAAATTTTCAGCGTTCAATTTTTTTGAGGCTACAAGCTCTGCTTGCAGTTGCTCAACTGTTTTTTCTACTTTGTCCATTGTAGGAGTTTTTGAAATTAAATTTAATTTATAAGCTTTACCCTCAGGGGTAGATAATTTTACTGCGTTCTTTTGTCCTGGAATAGTTACCAATGAAACTTCAAGTAATTCCCATTTAGTAATTGTCGAACACGTCTGACCAGGAACTAACATCTTCACATCTTCACTCTCTTCTTTTGGAAGTATATTTAGGCTAACAGCATTCATGTAACCATCTTTATATTTCCAATATAGCTTTACAGCATCATCGTCATTTCGGTCAAATTCAACTGTACCGGTCAATTTTCCATCAGCAACTTTTAAGTCTGACCATTTACCTACTGGAATCATGTAGGTTGAATGTTGAACGCAACAGACTGGATTCATATTAAAACCTTCTAGATCTCCACCTTCAACGAGCAAACGCCAACCGTAACGATTGACTGTATTGTCACAGATAACGAAATCTTGTGTCAATTTTCCTTCAGGTAATTTTCGTTTTGTTTCAGCCATTTTGGTTGTAAATTTTGAGCAAAGTAAAAGCAAAAAAAAACACTAAAAAAACGCTTGATTTATAGTTGACCGGTTTTCAAACAACTACTGTCGGAAATCCATACAACTATAAATCAAGCGTTTTATTAACCACAAAAAAAGTAAAACCTTTGTAATGAAAATAGACAACTAAACGACTAAAAAGCATGTAAATGGCACAATTCACCAAAGCCGAACGCGAACTTAAAATTGAACAAGCCCGGCGAATGTATTGCAAAGGCTTCGACTCACAAACCATTGCCGACATTATGGGCGATGTAACCAAACGAACACTGGACGGATGGATACGCGAATATGATTTCGACCGTAGCAAAAAGAGTCAAATCATTGCACTTTCCGAAATCCGTAACTCCATACTCGAAAGTTATGCCGATTTGCTCGATGGTAAAAAGCCAAAGATTACACCTGACCAGGCTGCTAAATACGCCAATGCTTTTGAAAAGTTCAGCAGCAAGAAACAAGTGCTTTCGTACATGCACGAAGCTTTTGAGATGCTTAGCGAAGAGTTTATGAATGACATTCAAAAGGCTGAAACGCCAAAACAAAAAGACAACCTGTTGAACGATTTACGCGGGGTACGTTCAAAAATGGAAAATGTATTAACCCGCCTAACCAATGAAGTATTAGGCAATGAGTAAACTTAAGATTGAATTCCTTAAATGGGTTATGGAACTGAATGAGTATCTGATTGGATATAAAATCAAACGCCTGAAGCGTAAAGCGGATAAGTATCGCGAAGTGTACGGTTCACAGATGTTTGTGCTAAAACACGAAGGCCGTATCCGTATGATTAGCAAGCGATGGTTTAAATATCAACGCCAATTAGGAAACTTTCCGAAAACAATGACATCGGATGATTTAAAAAAGATTGCATTCTACTACACACGCGGATAAATGACTAAGAAGGAATATAAAGAACTACTCGACCGGTTCCGTGAAAAAACGGCTTTTATCAATAAGGCCACGATTGACAACATTATCGAAGAAACACCGGAACAACAGGAAGCGCGTATAAAAATGCTGCTGAAACCGGAGAACTACGGCCAGTTCTTTAATTACTACTTTGGCAAAGGTACAACCATTCCAATGGCTGACAGTGATTGTGCCTGGTATCATACTTCTATTTACAAAGACTTATACAACAACGATTTTATAACGTTGTTTAATCTCATTTTTCGTGGTGGGGCAAAGTCTACTCATGCTAATATGGGTTACGCTTTCGGACTTAAACAAACTCAAAAAGCCATGTTTCAACTGGTTGTAGGAGCTAATGAGGTTCGCGCTGCTATGTTGCTTCAGGACTTGCAAGTTCAATTTGAATCAAACAACCGAATCATTAAAGACTTCGGTATGCAAAAGAGTTATGGCAACTGGGCTGATGGTCAATTTGAGACAACCGACCGTTGCACATTCATGGCTTTGGGTATTGATCAACCGTTCCGTGGACTTCGACAAAATGGTGTAAGGCTTGAATACGTGTCGCTTGATGATATTGAGGACAAAAAGAAATCAATGAATAAATCATTGGTTCATGAGTATGCCGACAAAGTAACCGGTGATATCCAGGGCGCGTTTTCAAAGGACTCAGAGCGCACCATCATCAACAACAACTATTTTACCGAAAAGGGTTTTGTAGCCACATTGGCCGAACGTAAAGGTTTCGACCTGAAAAAGATTGATACTAAAAACAATCAAATCCGGAAAGAAAAATTTTCCACGTTGTATTTAGTCAATCTCACTACAAAGTATTACGATCAGCTTAATAGTTCTAGCGACTGGAAACCCAGTTGGGAAGAAAGATACACCAAAGCTGATTGTTTACGCAAGGTTGAACAATACGAACATGATCAGGCAACGCTTTCGGGTGAGTTCTACAATACGCCCATAAACGTTGGCAAGCGTATCAAAAAGGAATGGATACGCATGGTTAAGCCAAAACCGTTCGATGCTTATCTTGTGATTGTGGGTAACTGGGATTTTGCCTATTCTGATAAAGCCTGTTACAAAGCATTGGCTACTATTGGAGTTCGCGACTTGCACATGACAGTTATCGACCTTTATTGCCGGCAAACGGCTGATATTGAAACCGCCCTGGAATATCATTATACACAGGCTAAAAAGATACTAAGCATCAATGGCTCAACAATCTATTATTTTGACGGTTCGGTTTCGCAGGAAGTAATCTATTACCCTATTCTTATCCGTGCTGCACAAAAATACAAGTCTATCAGTATTCCTATTTCGCAAAAGAGCGTCACGGACAAATACACAAAAATAGACACTACACTTGTGAGTGTGTTGAGCACCGGTATTTTAGATTTCAGCGAAGAGTTGGAAGAAAACCCGGACTGGGAAGAGGCCAAAGCACAAATGCTCAACTTTGAGAAAGGCGGTAGTTACCCGGTCGATTTCCCGGACTCCCTGACTGATGCAATTCTCAAAGCCCAGGAATACCTGAACGGAGATTCTGAAGAGAACGATGAGACTGATAATAAACCGATAATTGGTAAACGTGAACGTGGTGGATACTAATATAAATAACTTACTAACATGGCATTTCTAACTAAAGCAGAACTTAAAACCGTCGGTGATTTGAGTCTTATTGATATTCTTACCGGTGTAGATGATACGATTATAACTGACATTATCGATGAAAGTATTGATAAAATGAAAGGCTATTTAAGCCGGTACTACGACATTGACGTAATTTTCAATGCTGAAGGTACTGCACGTAAAAAGTCAATCGTAAAACGCCTGAAGGATATAGTAATCTATGAGATATACGAACGACACACGCGCGATACCAATGCCGTTGCAGCCCGACGCTATGCCGAAACAATAGACTGGCTCGAAAAATCGTATACCGGCGAACTGGGAGATAGAACACTCCCTCCAAAACCAGCCGAAATAACCGATACCGAAGGAACTACCGGCGATGTCCGCTTTGGTGGAAATACACGTTACAATTCAGCTTATTAATTCATAGATATGAAAAAGCAAAAAGACTTCAATAAATTAGCATTGGCAGCAAAGCCAACTAACGTACAACCAACTGGACGCAACGCTAAGAAACCACCCATAACCGACACACGGGGTTCTGATACTATGGAAATAGACTATTTCCGGCTGTATGAATCCATGTATCGAAAAGAAGTAACCGATTGGCAAAACGCACGTTTCGCACGCTATGACCCTTTTCATCCGGTAACGTACCTGATACAACAGCTGTACAAAGATGCTATGTTGGACAATCACCTTCAGGGAGCTATCCAACAACGTATTTTGCGGGTGGTAAATAAAATTGCCGTATTCAAAGATACTGAAGGTAAACAGGATGATGAGCGTTCAAAACAAATCAATAAAAAGTGGTTTCGTCATGCTATCCGTAAAGCAATGGAGTCAAAGTTCTATGAATACAGCATGTTCCTAATATCAGACTTCACTTCGGGAAGTATTCGCAAACTCGTTGATATACCTCGTGAAAACATTATTCCAGAAAAAGGACTGCTTTTGAAAGAAGCCCATAACCCTACCGGTGTTGCTATCCGGTACGAAGATTTTTCAAACTTTCTTATCTATGTTCAACTATCACCCGACAAAGGCGGTATCCTGGAGCGCATTGCGCCAATGACCATCTATAAAAGACATTCATGGGCTTCGTGGGATGAGTTTGAACAAATATTCGGTGTGCCTATCCGTATTGCAAAAACAATGATCAATACCAAAAAGCACAAAGATGAGCTTCAGGAGTGGTTGCAAATGATGGGGACTTCCAGTTATGGAATCTTTGACAAACAGACTGAAATTGAAATCAAAGAGAATCAGAAAACCGATTCTTTCAATGTGTTTGATAAGAAGATTGAGCGTATCAACAAAGAAATGTCCAAAGGTATTGTAGGGCAAACCATGACCATGGACGATGGTTCTAGCAAATCACAAGCCGACGTTCACCTTCAAATGTTCCAGGATATAACCGATGCTGATATTGCGGATGTTCAGGACTGGATTAATGATGATTTCGTTCCTGTTTTACGCAACCTTGGTTTTGATATACCGGAAGGCTACACCGTGGAGCTTCAGGCTAAAAAGAACGTGAAACCAAGTGAAAAGATTAAGGAAGACAGTGAGTTGCTCAAATACGGCTATAACCTTACAACCGAATACATAGAAAGTACTTACGGTGTAATGCTTGACAAGGAGAACCCAAAAACACAACCGGCCAAAGCAAGTAACCAGTCGCTCAGTTTTTTCGATTAGCCCCATCTACTGAAAAACTAAACTTTTCCAAAGTTCTAAACTTTGGAAAAGTTGTATTAGAAGATGGGGAACTCGACACCGACAAACTTTATTTCGACAATGATTTAGAAATACGCCAATTGGCTATTTCCGAATATCCAAACTTACAACTGGCCAACCGTCAGACAGATTTAAACAGTGCTGTAGAGCAAATATGGCAGGGAAAAGGTAGCGAACTCATGCGCCCTATTTTCGACACGTATAACGACGATTTACATCGTGCCGTTGCATCCGATAACGAAGAGACTGCGAAGCTGTTTAAAAACAATGTGAGCCGGTTAGCAGCTGCCAAATCTAATTACACCATTCAATTGTTGGATGCCTGTAAAGCAGATATAAATGGAGTTGAGCGAAGCAAAGAAGAGTATCAGAAAGCTGCAAAAGTAGTTATTGGTAGAGCCAACCGCGCTCAGGCTGCTGAATATAATACCACTTCGCACCGGTGTCGTGTAGCCAAACAATGGGCGCAATTCACACAAGAAAAACGCTTATTCCCAAATATTGAATGGTTGAGAACCCGTTCCGCTTCACCGCGTGAACTTCACCTTACATACGTTGGCCGTATTTGGTCAATGGATGATTCGTTCTTAGTAAACAACACGCCTGGTTGTATCTATAATTGTAAATGTGATTGGAAGAACACCGACAAAGCAGTTACTGACAATACCGATATTAAACCGGTTCCTGTTTCGCCCGGACTCGAAGGTAATCCCTATTACACCGATCAGATATTTACGGATAAACATCCGTACTTCAGTCGTGTTGACAAACATATACCAGATGTTGGTGTATTGTATAATCCGGACGATGTTGCTTATATGAATAAAGTAACAGCTTCAGGCGTGAAGTACAAAGAACATTTCCTTTGCATTAAAGAGCCTGAAACGGTTGAAAATGCAAAGATTGTAGAAGCATTGGTAAAAAATAAGGTAGTAAAAGAAGCCACTTTATTGCCCCGTATTCACCAGTCTGAAGTTGAATTGAGAACGCGCTACTACGGCAAAGCATATCAGGCAATGCATAAAACAAAATGTCCTGATTGTCTGGGAGATGGAAACCTACTTGAATTTAAGTTGACCGATGCAAACCATTTGAGTAAAAATGTTTTAAAAGCTTCACAACAGGCTGATATAGCAGTAATAAAATGCACGGATATTGTTTCAAAATCGTATCTGGAACGCTTTGCAAAATGGCAATTTAGTTTAGATGATAGGTTGAACCTGAAGAAAATCATTGTTATGACCGGGGAAGATGTTCACGTATTCGTAAAATGAACCAGGGCGAACAAGTGATAAATCACATATTCGCCCTGGGTAGCGTCAGAGCACGCAGCTCCGACATGACAAAAGTACAATATATTTTGAATAATTGTACTCATTAGCTGATATTTAATACAAAATTTATGGATGGAGACCAATTTGCAAGCCACTTACTAAACATGTCAGAAGAGGCCAGACGGTTTATTGATGACGATGCACCCATTATTATGGGTAAAAATGCCAGGGATGTTTTTACCGAGAACTTCCAGAACGAAGGCTTTATGGACACGCAAAATGAATCCTGGGAAGAGGTGAAACGTAGGCTAAACCCAAAAATTACCGGGGCAAAAGCAACCCGAAAGATTCTAACCGGTGACACCGGTGATTTGGGAATGAGTATAGAGTACAAAAATGCCGCTAATGGCGAAGTTACAATAGTATCCGATAAGAAGTACTCTAAAGCACAAAACGAGGGCACAACTAACGCCGGACGCAACCATAACGTTACTATTACGGCTCGTAAGTTTATTGGTGATTCTGCTGAAGTGGATAAACGTAATATCGAAGCTTTTGAAAGAAAGCTGGATGATTTAGACAATATGAAATAAAAAAGCCTCAGACAATTAAGTCTGAGGCTTTTTTATTGGGTTTCGCAATTTATATCAATAATCTTTCAATGATAGACTCCAGTTTTCACCGCCTTTATTAATCAGATAAGTCATATTATCACGTTTGATATACGTAACGCCTTTAGCTTGCAACGCGTCCATATTTTCACCCGGATTGATAAACTTACTCCAGAATGGGAAAAGGTCTAAGAAACGCCCCGAAACAGACTCAAAACGATATTCAGGAACTCCTTTAATTTCCAAGTCTTTATTCTCGCCTTTCTTTATAATCCGAAATAGAACATATAACCGGTCTGAGTCATCTACGGTATTTACATACTCATATTTAAAAGCATACTCGCTGTTTTTTTCCGATTTAAATACATAGTGACGTTTTGCATTCGACATGAGACTATCACTCAGGGCACGCATATCATCCTTATTAGTTGATATAAACTTAATTTGTGCACTTGCGTATACCGACGCTAAAAGGAAAATTGATAATATTAGTTTTTTCATGGCTGTATTTTTTTACAAATATAGTTATTTGGTTTTAAATGGTTCAACTGTTATCACTGTTATTTTACTTACTAATACGCGTCCACTGCTTTCACAGGTTGTACAATTTATTGCAATTGGTTCTTGATGTAACAAATCGTATTTGTCGTAAACATACATTGTTCCAGTGCCTTCACAGTCCCGACAAAGTTCAATAGTTGGGTGCATGTATCGTTTGTGAGTCATTTTTTTAGTTTCTTTTCTAAATCATTAAAATACTTGGTCATTGTGGCTGATGTTATGTTATCCCCTTTATCGTAAATTCCATTGTTACGACTATTATATTCAGCAATTTCGCAACGTTCATCAAAGTATAGCTGAAAGATTTTAAGCACCTTTGGAACGTCCATACTTTCGTACATGCTGCCAAATTCACCGTGTTTAATCTTTCTAAATATCACATGTACATCGGCAATAGTAAGCATGTAATAGGTCGATAGAACCTCTTTAGCAATATATTCAATTTGCGGTTCTGTCAGTGGACGCTTTAGGTTTACCAATTCGGTTATTTCAATCAGGTAAAGCTTTATAATTGCCTCTATTTTATCACTTCCGAACTCTTTGCGAAGCTTTGCAAGGCTCGGAACTTTATTATACACAGCCAATGCATCGTTGGCTGTCTTAATAGTTGCAAGCGACTGCTGTACTACATCAGGAGAGTAAATCTTCAATGACTCTTTGCTTGTAGTCTGTGGTAACGGCTGTTGGTTGTTTTCCATTCTTTTTAATTGCTGACACGATCTCATTAAACTTGCTATCAATCACTGAAAGACTGAATCCATTCTGTTTATACCAATCTGGAAGCTGCTGTATAGTCACTTTGAAAGTATCTACCACAATCTGATCATCCGACGGGTTATCCACTATTTTTTCTATTTTCTTGAGCAAGTTTGCCAACGATTTGCCATCTTTAGCCCCAAATGAATAACGAATTCCGCTATACTTCGCATACTCTTCGCAGAAGTAATCCCGACAAACAGTAAAGACCGTTACTTGTTTTTTATACTTTTCCTTATAGGGAACTCCAACTGCGAAGGCTAAAGCTTCGCGGAGTTCTTCTTTGGTCGATGTCCTGTTATTCAGGATATTTTTTGCTGTTACTAAGTCCATATTATTAGTTTTAGGAGTTATCAATACCGTAAATCAGTCCAGTGAATTAGTTTTCCAGTAAAGTCTGTATTGAACCATTTAAAGAAGTCATCAACTGAGTCGAAACCATCGTTATATGCTAAAACTTTTAATAGTCCTGAAGGATACATGTTTGTATATGTACCAATGCATTTATCATCGACATAGACAGCAGCACGCGGTGCATCTTTGTATAAGTGACTCCATTTAATTTCAATTTTCTGTGTGCCTGTACAATCGTTATTGTAGAAATTATCAAAGTGCTTAGTTCTAACGCCATGACAGTGATTTATTCGCCTTCCGGCACGCCACCGGTCATGTTCATCTACTCGTATTGTGTGTTTCTTATGACCGTTTATTATTTTACGGTCGAATTCCGTTGGTTTGTTCCAAGGAAAAAGCTTTTTGTAACCTAGTATCATATCTATTTTGTTTTATGTGAAATAAAATGTTTTTCCGCTTCCACTACCAAACCGCTGTTGTTTTATCGTTGCTAAGAATGGAAAATCTTGTTTTTGAACCTTGTCCAAAGCCTCTTTAATTGGGGCTGCATTGGTAAAAAATTTCCGCTCTATATTTTCATATCGCACTTTTACAATATATCTTCCTGGACCATGCTTAGTCTTTACATTAGCCTCAAAATCCAACACTTCTATTTCGCAGTTAGTAACCTCTTCTATTGATATAATAGGCACTGCAAATATGTTTTTATCTTCATTTGTTTTTATTCCGAAATCAGAGAACCTTTTAATTTAATACAGTTTTTAATAAGTTTTTTGAATTGCAATGCTTAGCCCAACCGAGCCAAGGAGCTATTTTAATTTTATATTCTTTGTCTGTTATTTGCTTCATTTTATTGAGCTTTGCAGCTTTCCGACAAAGTCGTTTCTTTATCGATTTACGCATTAAAACATGTGAGTGATAAAAAACATAACCTACGAAGTCAATACCGCGAGAATCGACAGGAAATACCTGATAATTACCTTTTATCTGCACCTTTAGTTTAGTTACTAAATAAGCGTCTATATCCTTATGTAATTCGTGTAAATACGGTTTATTTCCGCTTAGAATAACAATGTCATCTGCATACCGGTAATAGTATTTTACTTGATTTTCTTCCTTTAACCAGTGGTCAAAGTAGGATAAATACAGATTTGCAAAGAACTGTGATAAATAGTTCCCAATTGGAACACCAGGAGCACTATCAATTATTTCATCCAATAAGTTAAGTAGCTTATTATCTTTCAATTTTAGACGGATAATAGATTTCAAAACTTCATGATCAATAGTTGGATAGAACTTCTTTATGTCTAGTTTAAGACAATATGTTGTGTTCTCACCATCTTTCAAGTCCTGTTTTAAATCTTTCAACACAGCATGTATTCCACGGCCTTTTATGCATGAATATGTGTGGTGAATAAATATCGATGTCCATATAGGTTCAAGTATGTTCATAATGGCATGGTGAACTACTCTATCTCTGAAGGGTAATCTGAATATTTCGCGTTCTTTTGGGTCATATATTTTAAACACGCTATACTCAGAAGTTTTATATGTGCCTGTTATCAGTTCATTGTACAACTGATCAATGTTGCTTTCAACATTTCTTTCAAAAATCTTGACACCATATTGCCCGGACTTTCCTTTCCGGGCTTTTTGGTATGCAAACATCAAATTGTCTTTTGTGACTACTTTGTCAAATAAATTGTTTATTCTTTTCATAAGCCTGGCTTTCAAAAATGGAGCTTTCTCGTTTGATAC